GTTTAACAATAGTGCAAGTAATTTAACAATTTATGTTCACATACAAGCTATTTGTCAATGCGGCGCGCAAGAATGCGTTGACTCTGCGGATAACCTATAGGCGCCAAAAGGCGGAGTTGTCGTTGGGGTTTTGCGTGAGTGAGGATGAGCTGGCGGGGATCCTGTCGGGAGAGCCAAGTGCAAAAAATCGGCAATTGGCATCGCTCGTGGCGATATGGCTTGGCAAGATCGAGGAGATAAAATTCGATTTGCTAAAAAGTGGCCAGGCTGTAGATGGGCCGAAGGCGATAATGGATCTTGTGCAGGCAGAATTCTTCGGCCGGGAGCCGAGACAGGAGAGGGTGGATGATCGATTATTGTTCGCAAGGTATTTTACATCGTTTGCAGAGAGTAAGACGAATGGACGGACGAAATCGATCTATCTTGCCACTATGTCGCGGATGGTGGCGTATGATCCTGACCTCGCAGAAAAGCGCTTTGAGGATATCACGATCCGTTGGCTTACGGATTTTGATGATTTTCTGATGACGACTTCTCCGTCACAAAATGCACGCAATATTCATTTTCGCAATATTCGCGCTGTCATTAATGCGGCTATTGACGACGAGCTGACTTCGCATTATCCTTTCAGGAGATTCAAAATACGGCCTACACCTACGAAAAAGCGGAGTCTGTCGGTCGAGACTATCCAAAGGATATTTGGCGCTGAGGAATGTCTTGAGGCGTGGGAGATGAAATATCTCGACTTTTTCAAGCTGTCGTTTATGCTCATCGGGATCAATGTTGTTGACATGTGTGGCCTTTCGGAGATCGTGGACGGGCGTATCGACTACATCCGTGCCAAGACACATAAGCCGTACTCTGTAAAAGTCGAGCCGGAGGCGATGTCAATCATCGAGCGGCATCGCGGGCAGAAGGGGTTGCTTGACTTCGCGGAGAATTATACAAACTACAGGCATTTTTACCAGAATCTTTGTGTGGGGTTGCGGTCAATAAGGGACAAGATGGGGCTAAAGGAGCTGACCAGCTATTGGGCGCGTCATTCGTGGGCTACGATTGCTGCATCTCTGGATATCCCAAAGGACACGATAGCTCATGCTCTCGGACATGGCGGCAATACGGTTACGGATATTTACATTGACTTTGACCAGCGCAAGGTGGATGAGGCTAACCGCCGGGTGCTTGACTGGGTGCTCTACGGCAGGCGGTGATCGCGCGGAGTCGCGTAGGGCTGCTTTTCGTTTTTTGGCTTCAAAAAATTTTCGCGCGCGTTTGATGGAGGAGGAGGTTTTTCTTTCTTTTTTTATTTTCTTTCTTTATAGGGGGGTGTGGGGGGATGTTTTCTTTCTTTTCTTTTTTTCTTTCTTTTTATTGGTTCATTTTGGATCATGATGCCTTATTTAGAATGATTCTACGTTAATTAAAGTTAATTTATTGGCGTAATAGCCAGACACATACATGGTTATTGGCAGAAGTATAGTTGTTAAAAATAGTTTCTGTATACAAAAACCCCGTTGGTATACACTTTTGCTAATATGCATAAAATCAAGTAATTAAAATGTTAAAAATAATTTATGTATACAGAAACTAATTTTAACAATTGTGGAATGGTTCATTTGGGGTTATTTGGGGCATCAATTGATAATGAATATTTTGTAAGCTGATTTTTGTGTTAAAAATAGTTTCTGTATACAGAAACCCAGTTATTGTATACAGAAATGTTTGTTAACAGATTTGAGGTGAATTGTAACAAAATATTAATGGCTCGTCATCGCGACGAGCCATTAATGAATTACAATCAAAGCCTAATCCAAGAAAAGTAGTATCGTTGTCAGTTGTCGTCGCAGGCGAGTGATGCGAGTGTTTCGGCGAGGGAGGCTGTTGCCTCGGAGGAAACATCGATGGCGGTAGCCTGCATCCGTGGCATGACGTATGGTGCGAGCCGTGCGACGGCGTCGATCCGTTCTTTCGGTTCGAGTGAGGCAAAGTCTTCGCTCATCAATCCGCTGTCGTAGTAGACGTTGAGGAGTTTTGCGATGCCTTCGCGCGCGCTGGTGGTGACTTTGTTGGGTGTGCCTTTTTTGCGGCCTCCAACTTTTTTTTCGCCCTTGGGTCGTGCCATGCGTAGTTTGTCGGCTATAGTCGGTTAATACTTAAAACGTTGGCACAAAATTAATGAATTATCTTTGCGTGTTGTTTTTAATTGTTAATCCATAGTCCAGAGACAATGATAGGGAGCATAATCGGTGCGGGCGTCAGTGCTATAGGCAGCATCTGGGGCGGGGCGGCAAAGGCCAAGGCCATGAAGCGCGCGAAGAAAAATCTTGAGGCGCAGCAGAAGAAGAATGATGCGTGGTATAATCGTCGCTATAATGAGGACACTATGCAGCTGGCGGCGTCGCAGGCCGCGATGCGTCAGGCGGAGGAGTCGATCCGCAACCGGACTCGTCAGAGTCAGGGTATGGCGGCTGTGATGGGGTCGACGGAGGAGGCTCAGGCTGTGGCTCGTGAGGCCAATGCTGCTGCGCTGGCTAATACGGCAAGCAACATCGCTGTGGCGGGTCAGAGCCGTAAGGATAATGTGGAGTCGACGTATCTTAACCGTGATGCTCAGGTACAGCAGGGGCTGCGCGATATGGAGATCGGTAAGGCTAATGCGATCGCACGGGCTACGGAGGGTGTGAGTCAGGCGGCTGTGAGCTTGGGCAATGCTATCGATGGCAAAAAGTAATCGGCAATGAGTGACGAGGATAGGATCGAGGCGCGGCGGCGCGGAGCTGCATTGCAGCCGGGAGAGGTTCAGCGGCAGGTTCAGCGGCAGGTTCAGCGGCAGGATCAGCAGAATCAGAGCAATCAGCCTGCGGGAAGCATGAGTGACGAGGATAGGATCGAGGCGCGGCGGCGTGGTGCGGCGTTGCAGCCTGGAGATGCGATCGGGTCGACCGGGTCAGATAAGACCAATGGGGATAATGAGGCCAATAAGACTAATGTGGTTGATGCTGCGGCTGCCGGTAGTGCCGCGGCTGCTGCAACCGGGGCTGCTGATCCGATAAGAGCGAGGATTGAGGCGCGCTCTGGGGACAAGCGGCCGGATGTGGATGCCGGAAGCAAGGTGGCCGGAGAGTCAGGGGCGATAATACCGGGTGTTGTCAATGGTACGGAGCCGGTGAGCGTGCGTCAGATTGCGGCGGCGGGGGAACGTGATGTGACCAATGGCGATGTGGCTCGTCAGCATCGGTGGGATCAGATGATGAAGCGTCTTGGCGTAGAGCCTCCGGAGGATGAAGAGGCGCGGCGCAAGCGCGAGAAGCGGGAGCGGTGGGCGCGGATCTCTGCTGCCATCGGCGACGGGATAAGCGCGTTTGCCAATCTGTGGAGTACGACACAGTATGGACCCAATTCGCGGTTTGTATCGGCGTCGGATCGTCTGGGCGAGCGTTACAAGGCCGAGAAGGAGGAGCGCGACAAGGCCAAAGATGCGTATTTCAGGGCGTGGCAGTGGTTTGACAAGCGTGAGCGTGATCAGGCGGCTGCTGATGCCGCGCTGAAGGCCGCCGAATGGGAGCGTCAGCATAAGGAGGCTCAACTGCGCCAAAAGGCTGACAAGGATAAGCGGGATGGCGATCGCAAGGATAAAGAGCTGGGTAAAAAGATCGAATGGGGTGACGATAAGAATAAGCGCGAGAATGCGAAGAACAAGCGCGAAGAGGAGCTGCACCCGCTGAAAAAAGGAGAGATAAAGGCACGGACTGCGAGCAGCTATGCGTCGGCCGAAAGATCCAAAGCATCGGCGGCAAGGATAAGACAGCAGATCCGTAATGGCGAGCAGTACCCGGATCTGCATCTGCCAAATGGTAAAGTCGTTAAGTCGGCCAACAAGGCTGACTATGAAAAGAATGTGCGCAGATATGCGGAGATGCATGGCATCAGCACGTCGTGGCGTGCGGATGACAACACGCATCAGCCCAAGAGCACTGCGACAATCCATGCAGAGGTGGAGCATCTGCTGGATTGGCCGGAGACAGCTCTGGTGATGGGGCGCAAAGATGCGTCGTTCCGCGATTTTTACAATGCGCTTAAGGCTGATGGCTTTGATCCGGGCAAGAGTATGGAGGATCTTGCCAAGGAGTTGAGCACGACAAAGGGGCGACAGGTGTTTTTTGACCGGATGGCTAAGGCAGGTGTGCCTGTGCCGCGCCTCAAAAAGCAGGGCAATGAGGTGCCCGATTATAATACGTGGGTGGCGGAGACTCCGTGGCTTAATGCTCCTTCGGCCGTAGACTCCTCCGCCGAGGCGCAAAGTCAGATAGGGATAGGTATAGACACAGCCCGTGTGGCTGCGGCGCCGGCGCTGGTATCGGTGGCGGCTGCCGGGGCAGATAAGACCGATAAGACTGCCGATAAGACTAATGAGGCTGATAAGGCGGCTGTGGGCGATAAGACAGATAAGGCTAATGGGTCTGATGCCGGGTCGGTGGATAGACGGTATAAGCATACCGAGGGGCTGTTCGGCGGCGGATAGTAACAGTTGTGGCAGATAGCATATATAACAGGCAAACACAATCATTAAACGGATCACAGGTGCTTAAAAGGCTGTGAGCACAAAAGCATAAGCAATTATGAGCGGGAAAACAGATAAGAGGCGGCTGAGTGCGGCTGAGGTATTGAGTGGTGGCGAGATGGTCAAGCCAGCGTCGATGCGTGATATAGTGGCCATGGAGTCGGCGATGGTGATGCCGGAGGTCACGTCGTTGCCGACGAGCGGCGAGGAGATGGCTGCGCTGATGGGTAGGGCGCCCGGGGCTGATAAGGCCAATAAGACCAATAAGACCAATGGAGCTGACAAGGCTAATGGGGCGCCCGGGGCTGACCCCGGGACGCGGAGCGTGGACGATAGCGAGGTGGTGGATGCGCGTGCGGAGCCGATGAGGGGTCTGTATGATGCCTTGCGGGCTGACGGGTGCAGTCTGCCGGAGTATGGCGAGTTTCGCACGTGGATGGGCGAGGAGGCCAACCGTCGCAAGCTGTATGATGCTCTGCGGGCTGACGGATGCAGTCTGCCGTACGATTATAATGAGTTTGCCAAGGCGATAAGCTATCAGCCCAATATCGACGGGATGCGCAGCGCTGTGGCTCGTGGCGAGGAGGCTATGGGTGACATTGTGGCTCTTGGTCGCCATAATATCGAGTCGGCTATGTGGCCTGACCGTCGCAGGGGTGTCGATCCGGTGGATGTGGCGGCGCCTGTGTCCGGAGGCGTGGGTATCAATCCGTCGACCGGACTGCCGGAACAAAAATATCTGACGGACAGCGGCACTGTGTATGGCAAGGGGGATGCGACTCTTGCGGCACAGAGCGACTGGGCGGCTCAGGAGCGTCAGGCGGAGCAGCAGTCGATCTATGATGAGGTGGACTCTGTCATGGTTGGTTGGGATCTGAAAAATCCGAAGGCAAGCAAGGAGGAGCGCAATGCGATGATGAGGCAGGTTTATGACCGGACAGTGTGGCGTCGTCGGATGGATGAGATAGATCGTGAGATAGCGGGGGCAGAGCGCCAGAGGTATGCTATAGCGGATCAGCTGAGGGTTGCGTGGCGTGAGAGCCCCAGCGCGCAGTATCGAAGGATAGCGATGCGTGAGGGTCACGAGGCTGCCGATGCATATATGCAGTCGGTGATGGCTGATGGGCTGGATGCGGCGAATGCCAAGGAGGATGCACATGTCAGGCGTAGCGGGGATTTATCGCAGCGTCTTAATCTGGCCAATATAAGGCTGCGCGCTCTGCGTGATGCCAAGGAGCGTTATGAGCGTGGCGAGGAGCATCGGGAGTCGGCTGCTCCATGGGGCACTCCGATGGGGATATGGCAGGATGCAAAGGACTATACTATGGGATTTGCGCATGGTGTGAAGAATGTTGTCACTGACCCGCTTGGCATGGTTGGTGCTTTTGACGCGCTTGCCACGGCAAACATACTGGATAAGCTTGAGCGCCGTGAGGATCTTACGGAGGATGAGGAGGCGTTGCTGGATGCTACGGTATTCAGCCGATCGACTGATGCGTTTTCGGGGTCCAAGGGCATAGCCTATCAGGTGGGTGAATTTGTGCCGGAGATTGCGGAGATGGCTGCGGAATTTGGCTTTTCTCCTATGTCGGGGGCGACAAGGGCTGTGTGTGCGCAGGGCATCAAGCGGCTGGGCATACATGGGTTCAAGCAGTTGCTTCGCCACCCGAAGTTTATGGCCAAGGTAGCCGGAACGGCGACTCTTGAGGGTGCGTCGATAGCGGCCACGACTCAGGCGGCCAAGAACTATACCGAGATGGTAGGCCGCATGGTCGGTGATCCGGTTAGGGATTCGGAGGGCAAGATCCGTTGGATCAGTGGCGGCGACAGTATGGGCGAGGCGTTTGCCAAGACTGCGGTGCGTGCGGTGGGGAGTAATGCGGTGTTTGTGTTGCCGACAAACGTAGGCGGCAGTCTCCTGAAAGCTATGGAGAGCGGCGCGGTGGGTAAGATCATCACGAAGCTTGCGCGCTCGACAAAGTATCTGCCGTGGCATAACCCGGTGGACGCATTGGTGAAAATGAAAACATCGGAGCTGTTTTCTGTGGCGCTGGGGGATGAGACGTGGGATGATTATACGGACAAGGAGGCTAATGCAGTGTTGCTTGGCAGCGTGCTTGCCGCCGAGATGACGAGCAATGGCCCGAGGGCGGCGAAGGCTGCGGCGCAGTATGGGTCGACAAAGTATTTTGAGCGCCGGATGAAGGGTGCGTATTTCCGCGCTCGCAGCTTGTTTGAGCAGCGTGGCGGCGAGAAGGCCGGCGAGGCGTGGGATCGTCTGGCGGATCGCCTGACGACGCTTGACACGGAGAGCGCGGTAAATCTTGCGACGGCTCTTAAGATGATGTCGGAGGGCAAGCGTGCGGTCGATGGTGAGGCAGAGGCTCTGATGCGTGGCACGACGGTGACCACTGATGAGGCTGCGGCCTTTTTTGACTTTGTGAGAGCGATGGTGGGCTACCAGTCGCAGTATGGTCGTCGGCGTGCCGGTGGTTATTCATGGACTTTCGAGGACAGCACATCATATAATACCGGCGGCTTCGAGCGCGATGAGCCGCAGCGCCGGATTTCGGAGACTGCCACGCGGAGTTTCGATGAAGGCTTTGACGCTCCTCCGTCGGATCTTGATGTAACCCGTCGGGCTGCTGCGGAGGCTCGTCAGCGTGTGGTGGATCAACATGGCGAGGAGTATGTCGCGATGATAGACTCTGATCCGATCGGTTTCCTTGAATCGCGGCCGGAGGACGATATGTCGCTGGAGATGGAGTATATCAATCTCAAGGCTCGTCAGAGCGGCATTGAGGCGCGGATATCGACAACCGAGTCGGAGGCTGTGGATGCAGCCAATGCGGAGGAGCGCCGTAGGATAAACCGTCAGAGCGGCATGGTGGTGCGCGTCAGGGTGGGCGCTGACGAAGAGACGGCTCGTGAGGCGTATGTGGTGAGTGGCAATGTGTCCGTAACGGCTGACGGCCTTCCGGATCGGAGTGCGTCGGATGGGATGCTGGTGGTGATGGATGCCGAGAGTGGCAAGTTGGAGTATTGCAGTCCTGACAGGCTTTTTAGCGTGGAGGAGATGCGCGCGCCGAGACTGGAGTTGTCGGAGGAATCACCGGAGCTATCGGAGGCTGCGGATGGCGAGGTGGAGGCTGATGTGGTGGATAAGGCTGATGTGACTAATGAGGCCAATGTGTCTGATGGCGGGATGCCGAGTGAGGCGCATGGTTTCAAAATAAATGACACGACCGAGGTAGGTGTGTTGGGATCGGACGAGCTGCAGTCGGGGATGGTGATCGATGTTATGTCAGACGGTCGTCTGGTAGTGTGGACGAGTCAGCCTGTTGATGAGAGCAGTGTGGAGCTTGCAGAGGGTGACGGCTTGGTCGGCTATGCTACGGAGATGGTGCCGCGTCAGCAGGACAATGTGGCTGAGGCTGATATGTCGGAGGCTGTGTCGGGTGCTGAATCCGCGGGAGGCGGTGTCGAGGGTGACATGATAGGCCGCAGTCTGTCGCCACGGGAGTCGACTGATCTGATCGCAAGAATGGAATCGGGCGCGGAGGTTGCGCCTGAGGTGGAGCTGACTCCTGAAAACTGGATAAGTCAGTTCGGCGAGGACGGAACGGTAGAAACTCCGCTTGGAACAGTGAAGATGGGGGATAACCAATATTTCAAACTTGCCCAACAAGGACGCGATGGAAAATTGGGGATGGTCAAGCCTACTCTTCAGCGTCCAGACATTATCATTGAGGATTATCGTCCAGCAGCAAACAGTGAAAGAGATACCTCATTCATATTTGTAAAGACGTTTAATAAGTCTGACGGATCGCGGTTCTATTATTTTACCTCCGTAACGGTCAGCAAAGGAGGGCGCGAAGTGGTGATCTCCAATCAGGAAAAGAGTGGGAAAAGAATATCCAAGCTATTGCAGCAGGGCAAAGTAGCTTGGATAAACAATAGCAGCCTGCATCCGAATACGCAGGTCGGGAAGCCGGTTTCCCTTAACGATTCGAACACCCCTACTAATTCCGACAATGAGGGTGCCTTGCTCGGTATCGATTCGTCTGCCGATGGCAAAGTTAGGGAGAATGCAGGAGATATGCAAGCTGGCGATAGCGCTTTGTCGCGCATAGCGGTGGATAAGGATGGCAAGCCTATGTATGAGTCAGCGCCCAGTGATGTGGCGTGGGATGCCATTGTTGAGCGTGCGGGTGGCGATACGGCGATAGCCGGTGAGGTTGCGGCCGAGATGGTAGCGTCAGCCCGTGAGGCTCTGTCGGCTGCGGAGCAGGCGTTGAAAGAGATTCGTGAGGGGAGTGGGTCAGACAAGGCCAATAAGACTGCCGGTCGAGGTGGCAGAAAGGGTGATAAGGCTTCTGCGCAGAGGCCGATGGATGCCGATGATCTCATTGCCGCCAAACTGGATGCGCGCGCAAAGGAGGCGGAGGCCATGCAGGCTGTGGATGCAGCCCGTGGTAGGTTGGCCAAATGGGAGGAGATTGCATCGGTGGCGTCATCTCGCGAGATGGTCGCGCGGGCTGAAGTGGAGAAAGCGGAGCGTGAGGAGGCTGAAGCCCGTGCCCGTGAGGAGGCGCGTCTCAGAGCTGAAGATGAGGTGCGTCAGCAGCGTGAGCGCGAAGAGCTGGAGGGTGTGCCTGATTTCTCGATCGACAAGCCCGAGGATGCTCGCCGGAGAGGGTTTGTAAGAGTGGCCGGGGCGAAGATCGAGCGTCAGCAGCCATTGCCTGCCGGACACCCCGGATATGGCAGGGAGGTAGAGCCGATGTTTGCTTCGGGATCTAAACCGGTAAGAGCAAAGGGTCGTGTGCTGATAACTGAAGTGGACGAGTATCAGCCGTCGCATGTCGACGGCAGGATCAATCCGGCTCACATGATACCGGAGGCTCAACCCAAGGCGCGTCACAAGGATGGTGGCGTGAGCCTGAACACTGCAGAGCAAAATGCAAAAAATATCGATCCTCGGCTGGTGACCCGCACTGAAGATCCGTATACCGGTGCTCCGGTGGTGAACCGTCATCGCGAGGGTGTGCAGGGTAACGGGCGTCTGCAGATGCTGCGTCTGCTTTACGACAAGTTCCCTGAAAAGGGTGAGGTGTACAAACAATATCTGATAGATCATGCCGAGGCGTTTGGGGTTGATCCGGATTATATCCGTAGTCTTAAGCGACCGGCAATGGCGATAGAGATAGAGGGTGATGACGCCCGCGCGATCGAGCTTGGTCAAATGACTTCGCAGGATAATGAGAGTGGAGGCATAGAGCGTATCAGGCCGAAGCATACGGCGCGCAAGATGGGTGATGACATGGGTAAGTTTGCGGCTATGCTGATGAATGATCCCGGTGACGGCGAGGCGAGCTTTGCAGAGCTTGTGACGCAGAACGGTGCGCAGACTCTGGACTGGATGAACCGCAACGGTTATATCAGTGACACGCAGAAGAGCAGCGCCCTCAGGGCGGACGGCCGTCTTACGGAGGATGCCGTGAAGGATCTGAAGGATATATTGTATCAGAATATATTCGATGGCGCTCCGACGAGGATGGAGGAGATGTTTGCCGCTCTTCCTGCCAAGGCACAGAAGGCGATACTGGCGACAGCATACCGTGATCATTCGTCGCCGGAGTCGGAGCGTCTTGTGCCGGAGATTCAGGATGCTATAACGGCCAGCTATATGTTGCGGAGCTACGGACTGTTTGCGGAGGCGAAGAATCCGGAGGCGTGCCGCAGGGCTATCGAGAGCTGGAAAGCGCAGTCGACGATAGATGATCTGGGGAATGTGGTGTTTCCTGCGGAAATATTCAGTAACTTTGCGCTGGAGCTTGCTGCTCGCTTCAAGGGCGACACTCAGAGGCAGATTCAGACGTTGCTTGGCAGGATTCTGGACGCCGTGCAGGGTCGGACGGAGGATTTGTTTGCCGAAGGTCCGGTGAAACCCAAGACTGTAGCCGAAGCGATCAAGGAGGTGACAGGCATAGATTATAACCCCCAAAAATCGAAAAGAAATGGCAAAGATGTCGATGATCGAGATGCGTTACTGGATAGAGGTGATCAAAATGGCGAAGTCGGGCGACCCGCAGGAGGCGGAACATCTGCGGGTGGAGAATCTGCTTCGGCAGGAGCAGGGACGTCCGAGCGTGGAAGAGGAGCTGATGGAGTACGCCCGGAGTCAGGGGTAAGATCGGAGGGATCGGAGTCAGCAGGCGGGGATGTCGATAAGGCTGATAAGTCTGATGGTGTAGATGGCGGGGAGCCGACGGCGGCGCAGAAGGAGGCTGGGAACTATAAGAAGGAGCACCGCCGGATCGATGGCTACCGTATAAGTATTGAGAATGCGAAGGGGAGTGTGCGTCGTGGCACCGACGCTTCCGGCGAGAGCTGGGAGGTGACGATGCAGAATGACTATGGTTATATCCGTGGCACGGAGGGTGTGGACGGTGACCATATCGATGTGTTTTTGAGTGACACTCCGGAGGTGGGTGATGTGTTAGTGGTGGATCAGGTGAAGCCAGACGGCACTTTTGACGAGCACAAGGTGATGTATGGTTTCGGCAGTGAAGCGGAGGCGCGACAGGCGTATCTGTCGAACTATTCTCCCGGGTGGAAGGGTCTTGGCGCGATAACGCGCGTCAGCAAGGATGAGTTTAAGAAATGGGTGAATTCGTCGAAGCGGAAGACGAAGCCTTTTGCCGACTATCATACAATTAAGAAAGAGGTGTCGGCGAGCTCGCAGGGCTCGGTTGCCGACTATAAGAATATTCGGACAGAGGTGTCGGCGCGCTCGCAAGGCTCGGTTGCGGAACAAAAGAATGCAACGACAGTGACGGATGGAACAGGAAGGACTCCTATTAATACAAACAGTGATGATATACATGTCGACACCATTGGCAATCGAAATTCCAGTAGTCCGTTTAAGTATTTTCAGGGTACAATTGCCGAGTTAACCAAATTGGCTGTTGAAAGCGCTTCCGGACTTTTCAAAAAGATCATCTCACCCATAGGGGAACGCCTTCGCAAAGATCTTGCATCAAAAGGCCTTGTTATAGATGAAACATATAATCATGTTATTGATAACAATGCTATTCGTCATACACTGAAACATCATGGAAGCAAGAGTGAGGAAAAGCGTGGCCAAATTCCCGTTACTGAGGCTGATTTTGCCAAGCTGGATGATGTTGTCAATAACTATGATAACATTGAGGTTGAAATAGGGAAACGTGGCATTGCCAATATCAAGTACTCTCGCACGTATGACGATGGCACTACAATCTTTGTAGAGGAACAGCGAGTGGGGCGCAAAGAGTTGGCCGCGATAACGATGTGGAAAATCAAGAACCCCACTCGCACCGACGCTGATCTCAATAATGAGACGCCTATTTCGGATTTGAATGGGGATTCCGATGGCAAAGGTAGCGGTTTGTTTGATGATTTGCAAGAGGGTGATGGTGAAAAGCCATCGGTGATCGAGGATTTCGGCGAGAAGATAGCCGGTGCCCGAAAGGATATGCTGCATGATCTTGCGAAGTCGGTGGAGAATGTGACCGTTCAATCGCTCATAGAGTTGCCTTTGGGAAAGGCTTTCAAGAAGCCGAATCTGAAGAAGATGTCGGAGAGCGGGGCGATCAGTGACAGTGACGCTATGCTTGCGGAGGCGGTGATGCAGGCTTTGATCTTTGGACGCAAGAAGCCTACAGCCAGCCGCCGGATGAACAGTAAACGCGAGATCAGCGAGTGGGCGCAGAGCACTTACGATGGGATCAGATTCTTAGGCGAGATATTGAGTGGCGATGTTTCGCGTCGTGACAAGGCTTTGGCGGATCGCCGCGCCATGATGGCGGACAGGCTGGCTAAAGCGAATGCTCATATTGAGAATCTGCGCCAGTGGAATCCCGACAAGCAGTTTGAATATCATGAGTCGCTGCCTGACGAGGTGGAGGTGATTCGTAATGTGCTGGAGCGGATCGGCTACCGTGCGGGCGACGCAGTGAGTCTGCCGCTATGCAGGATCTCCATATCATCGAACGGCAAGAGTTACGAGGTGCAGAGCGCAGGCAAGCAGGGAGCTTTTTGGTTCAAACGGTATCACGATACTCTGGAGAGTGCGATCAAGACCATGGAGTTAGCCGCTCGACTGAAGCGCGGCGACATGGAGGCGGAGCTTACGGCGCGTGATTTTATTGTCAGTGGCCAGGGGAATCAGCGCATGGAATCTTCGGGACAATATGAAGTGTTGTACTTTACCAAAAGGAATCAGGTCGCGAGCAAGATTTTTGACAATGAGGCTGATGCCAGCGCCTTTGCTCAAAGCAATGGTGGAAGAGTCCGCGAAATGAAGCGATGCACCAATGAGTATGACGGCTATCAGGCAACCGTGGTGAATCCTCTTACCGGCAACAGGCATCCGATAGGCGAGGTGATGCCCACGCGCGGGGATGTCTCGGCATGGCTTGACAGCAACCATGAGGAGGCGAACCGTCAGGGGCTGGAGGCGATCTATGCGGAGATTGGTACAAAAAGGTCATCGCGCGAACACTTCTACATAGGCACCAGCTATGACCGCGATGCCGGGAAGGTGGTGTACAGCGTTATCGAGGATGACAAGAGTAATCCGTGGCCTATAAAGAAGGAATTCAGCAGCCGGAATGAGGCCGAAGCTTGGCTCAAAGACAACATGTCGCGGCTTGAGGAGGAGCGTAAGATCCGCAAGGAGAAGGAGCGGCAGATGGTATATTTCAATCCGTCGGGCGATCGCCGGGGTCCGGATCACCGTCAGGGGAATGCTGCCACTCCTGAGATGTTTGCTGATACGTTCGGGTTCAGAGGGGTGCAGTTTGGCAACTGGACTTCCGGTGCAGACCGTCAGGCGGCTCTCGATCAGGCATATGATGCCCTTATGGATATGGCCGGAGTGTTGGGGCTGACTCCGCGGGCGATGTCGCTTGACGGCGAGTTGGGGCTTGCTTTCGGGGCGCGTGGTGGCGGTGCCGCCTCTGCTCACTATGAGCCCGGTGCGGTGGTGATAAATCTCACCAAGACCAAGGGAGCCGGTGCGCTGGCTCATGAATGGTGGCATGCCTTGGACAACTACCTCGCCCGTCATGGCGGTGTCCCGCTGGGGCATGTCACGGATGGCCATGGGCTGGATCAACTGCGGCCGGAGGTGCGCGCTGCCATAGGTGCCTACATGCAGGCTGTGGATGGTTCGGAGTATGCGCGCCGCAGTCGTGACAAGGGTGACTACTGGGGTCGGAGTACGGAGGTTGGCGCCCGGCTGTTCGAGTCGTGGATCGACTATAAGCTCAATGGTGCGGGTGAGCACAGTCCATTCCTTGCGAGCGGGCTGAATCCGGATGTCGAGTCGCTGTATCGTCGGTTGAACTATATGGCATATCGCGGGCAGGAGCGAGCGCGGGCTGAGAGCCGGGGAGTAGCGCCGCAGGTGATGAGTGAGGAGGAGTTCAACAGCAGGCCGGAGTCGTTGCGCGGCTATCCCTACCCGACAAAGTCGGAACTGGAGTCTTTTGACGGTGCTGTATCGGGGGTGCTTTCGGCCTTGGCTGACCGCGAGAGTCAGACTGGAAGTATGGCGCAGGAGCGTCGTGGGCGTTATCGTCGGATGGCGGTAGGCCGGAGTCTTTTTGACGCCGTGGAAGAGTCGGAGCGGTCGAAGGAAAGTGCGGCGGCCGAGCAGGCGAATAATGCTATAGATGCTTTTGCTGCGAGCTATAGTGAGTATCTGGAGCGGTCGGAGGAGCTGGAGAATATGAAAGCGGAGTCTGATCGAGGCGATCGCATGGCGGAGCTTCAGGAGCAGATGGAGAGGGAGGATGCGTTGATTTCGGAGCATCGTGCTTTGCTGGAGGAGTCGTTGCGCGACTTCTATGTGCGGAACAATACTCCTGAGGATGCCGCCGAGATAGCCCGGCAGATGGTGGCGCGTGCTCAGGCCGAGGTGGAGGTGAGGCGCAATGGTCGTCAGATCCTTCGGGATATAGCAGGCGGATCGGGGCAATCAGAATCATCGGCGAGATTGGAAGCCGAGCAGACAGAGGCCGCCGGCGGGCAGGTGAAGACGGCGGGTGGCGTGATCAGCTATAATGCTTTGGGACATCTGCCTGATCCGGCCAATGGTGAGTTCGGGCTGGTGGAGCGTCAGATGAGCCTGATAGGTGAGTTTGGCTTTACGGGCAATAGCAGCGTTAAGGATCGTGGCGACGTGGCTTATATATTCCGCGCGCTGGAGGATTATTCGATAGAGCATGTGTTTGTTGCATTCCAGAAGGGCGAGAGTCTGAAGGTGATGCATATCGGCATGGGTGGTCCGACGCAGAGTTTTGCGGATCTTGGCGCGATACGTGCCGGTTATGATGCTTTCGGCGCTGACAAGATATATCTGATCCACAATCATCCGACAGGCAAACTTTTGGCCTCTGTGCCGGATCAGAAGCTCATGAGTACTTTGGAGGCGGCTTTTCCGGATATCGATACGGAGGGCATAATCATGGATACGACTTCGGGGCGTTACGGCACTTTCCACGGCATGGGAGCGACTGAGAGTCATGAGCGTCCGCAGGCGGGTGGCGACAGCGAGGTGGGCGTGATGCGCATAGATCGTGCGAAGCGCGACAAGGATCGTCTGCCGGAGATGCCTGTGATCAGGAGTTCGGCTGATGTGGCGTCGTATGTCGGCGGCCAGCGTCTGGGCGGTGGCGACAAGGTCAGCTTCCTTGTGCTTGCCAACGATAACAGGATTGTGGCGAATTTCCATACCGGCTACGGCAGTCTTGGTGATCCGGGTCTTGCTGATGAGCTTGCGAGTGTAGCCACCAAGTGGGGCGGCACGAGTGTGATTGTTTATGGCAATGTCGATGTCAGGGGTGCGTCGGCTCTGAAGAGTGCTGTGACGTCGAAGAGCCTTGGCGGTGTGCGTCTGCTGGATGCGATGGAGATAACGAACGGCCTTAACCGTAGCGCCATGGATGAGGGTTATCTGAGAGAGGGCAGGCCTGCGGCGTATGGCGAGGGTGAGGTTCGTGAGCCGGCGATGTCGCGCGGACTGATGGATTTCGAGGCCACGCGTGAACGGGCTTTGGCGGAGCGCGGCTTGGTGATGCCGGGGTTGAATGAAGCCACGGTAAGAGTGGTGGATGTGCCGCGTCATGATTTCAGTGGCGATAGGCCGATAGCGCAGGCCAAGGCATGGGCGAAGGCTAATCTTATCGGAGAGCATCATCTGACGGATAGCGATGGCCGAGAGGTGGAGTATAGTATCAGCAACCGCACTATAAGCAAGTATTTCAGTGAGTCAGCTATTGACAATAGCGAAAACCTCGGTGTTCATCTGTCGGTGCTCAAAAAGTTGCCGGAGGTGATCAGCGAGAGTGTTGAGGCGGAGGTGCATCCGGACTACCATAAAGGTGAGGACGGCAAGCGCGCGCCGGAAAACGGTCATGGAGAAGACAAGCTGATTCACCGTTTCTATGGTGCTGTGACAATAGACGGCGAGGCGTATAGGGTAAAGACGACTATTGCTGAAACACGTGAAAATAAACTTCCGATCACGCCTCACAGCTTTGAAGTAACAGAAATCGAGCTACTGACTGATGCCAATAGCCCGAAATCATTGGAGCCTACGGTCAGCCCGAAAGAATCGGGGGTACCACATAGGATTGCAAAGTTACTGAATGGTGTTGAGAAATCCTACGATCCGGGGGTACAACTTTTGGATGCGAGTGAGAAATCGGTTAATCACGGCTATTATGACAGCTATGAGGGCGAGGGGATAGGTGAAGTTCGCGAGCCGGCGATGTCGACCGGATCGGCGGATTTCGAGGCCACGCGTGAACGGGCCTTGGCGGAGCGCGGCTTGGTGATGCCGGGGTTGAATAAAGCCAAGGTAAGAGTGGTGGATGTGCCGCGTCATGATTTCAGTGGCGACAGGCCTATAGCGCAGGCCAAGGCATGGGCGAAGGCTAATCTTATCGGAGAGCATTATCTGACGGACAGCAAGGGTCGAGAGGTGGAGTATAGCATCAGCGGTAAGTCCATTGAAAAATATTTATCAGAAAGTGCTATAAGCAAAAGTGATGATATTGGAATACATTTGTCTGCCCTAAAGAAGTTGCCTGAAATAATAGGAGAAAGCGTTGAGTGTGAAATCCATCCAAGTTACAATAAGATAGATGGCCATAGATTATCTGATAATGGGTATAATAACGATCTGCTTGTACACCGTTTTTATGGCGCTATTGCTCATGAAGGTAATGTGTATAGGGTGAAAACAACGCTTATTGAGCATCTTGATGCCAAGACCAGTCCGCATCCGCACGCTTATGAGGTTGCAAAAATAGAGGTACTTCCAGATTATTCAGGAAACACCTCTATTGGTGGAGCTCAAGCATACACTCCCACAAAGAGAGGCACACTTCAGACCACAAAAATACTGAAAGGTGTTGAGAAATCCTACGATCCGGGTGTAAAACTTTTGGATGCGAGCAGAAAAGAGGATGTGAGAGCGATGATAGGCGAGCACGGCGATCCGTTGAAGGATCGTGTGCTGAAGGCGGCTCTCTACATGGCCGGAAAGGATGAGGATAATATTGCGGCACGTGATGCAGCGGTGAAGGCTATCGGCAAGCGCGTGGGTAATATCCGTAAAGCTATGCGTGCGCAGAAGGAGTATGACGCTTCGACTGTGGGCGAGATACGCACTGTGGCTGACGCGATGCTTGAGAGCGGTCTGCTCGATGAGATGAGTGGCGGCGAGGTGAAGCGTCTGTTGGGTGCGATGGCTGTGAGCGTCGAGAAGGGCAATCTGCGCGTGGCGACCGATCGGTTGCTTGATCTTGTGATCGACAATCAGGTGAGGCTGTCGAAGGATATGCTTGACAAAGCTTTGCGTGTGAAGGGATCGAAGACGAACGCTGCCGGGGTAAGAGTCGGCGCGAAGCTTGATCCGATGGGTCAGCAGATGGTGAAAGCTGCGAGAGAGGGTATCGAGGCGCTGACGGAGGACGGCGTTGCAGAGAGAATCCAATATCTGTACAACGAGATCGGTGAAGCGACTAAGGCTAAGAACGACGATCTAAAGGCGGAATATCAAGCCATGTTAACCGGCATGGAGATAGCCCGCGGCTATCATGCGGATGTCAAGGCTAAAGACCGTGCGATATCGGATCTGAATTTTGAGCTGACCAAGTTGCTTCGTACATGGTCGGATCTTGAAACGAAGGAGGAACGCGACTGTTACCGTCAGGAGAAGCGTGCGTTGGAGGAGGCTATCCGCACTTTGAAGTCGGAGAAGGCCGATGGTTTGCGTGAGGTGGCCGGCGCTATAATGGGAGGCGTCGGGGAAAGCATGGAGCGCATGAAGGCATGGCGCGAGGCTGAGCAGGCGCGAATAGACCACATACATCATATGGCCAATGCGGATATGGAGGGGACGCCGATATCGGCTCACGAACGGCCTAAACTGAAAGGCATGGGACGGCTGATAGAGCGGACTCTGAATTCGTCGCTGGGAGAGTTTCTTCTCGGACCGACCGCTACGTTCGAACAGATGATGCGACTGTTTGCCAGCCACTCTATTGATGGCCGCGGCTACGTGTACGAGCGTTTCATTCCCGGATGGATGGAGTGTAATGACCGGCGGTGGAAAAACCAGCGCGCCCAAGAGGAGAGACTGAATGCAAAGGCAAAGGAGGTAGCAGGCGTGAAACGCTGGAGCGGCCTTTATGAGATTGGCAAGCAGCCAGCCGGAACTATCAGCTGGCGTGATGGCGGCGAGATGAAAGAGTTTGTGATAACGCAGGACAATCTGATGTATGTCTACATGGCCAACAAGATGGAGGACGGTATCATGAAACTGCGTGGCATGGGTATTTCAGAAGAGGTGATGGAGGAGGTTGTGAAGCGTCTTGATCCGCGTCTGAAAAAACTTGCCGATTGGGTGCAGGAAGAGTTTTTGCCGTCAAACAAGGGCAGATATAATGATGTCCACAAGAGGATGTTTAATGCTCCCATGGCCGAGGTAGAGAATTATTTCCCGCTAAAGGTGCTTGCCGACGCGCGTCAGCAGGATATGGAGATAAAGGCGGATGCGACAGGCTCTACAGCTCTTCCCCGGACTGTGACCGGAGCTATTATAGAACGCACCAAGAACAACCTTCCGCTGGATATATTGAGATCGAGCGCGATATCGATAGTGCTGGATAATTTGCGTGATATGGAAGAGTGGGCGGCCTTTGCGGAGTACAGGCGCGATGTAGGCACTCTACTGTCGTATACCCGTTTCCGCAATCAGGTGAAGAACACGAAGAGCATCTATGGCAGTGGCGACAATCTTTGGAACAAGATGGTGAAGCTGGCGCTAATAACCTGTGGCGCATACGAGCGCAAACAGAGCGATCTGGACAAGGCTGCCGTGAATTTGGCCAAGGGAGTGACGGGCGCATGTATAGCTTTCAGACTGAACACCGCCCTGAAACAGCTTCTGTCGCTTCCGGCCTTTGCCTCGGAGGCGAACGCTATACGCATGATGGCGGCCTTGCGGCACCCCATAAAGAGTTGGCGGTGGTCGATGGAGAATCTGCCGAGCCTGCAGGAGCGATGGATTTCACGTCAGGCCGGAAATGAACTGTTGAAGGTGTGCAAGGATGACTGGAGTATATATGACAAGAAGTGGATCAAGGCTATCGGGCGTGCCGGTATATCTCCTAATGCGTTTATAGATGCTGTGACTGTGGCTATTGGCTCTAAAGCGGTGTATGAGAGCAAATATAATGAATATGTGAAAGCAGGATGGAGCGCAGAGGTATCGCGCAAGAAAGCGATATTGGATGCCGAGATCGCATTCAACCTCTCTCAGCAGTCGAGTCTGGCACCGTTCATGTCGATCATGCAGTCGGATCGCACTCTGGGATCTACGATGCTCACCATATTCCGCAATTCGCCGATGAGCTATCTGCGTCAGCAGGTTCAGGCGACTCGCGAAATCAATAATTATATTCGTGACCATGGCCAGATGGATTATGAGGTGAAGAAACTTCAGCGCGAGGGATTGCCGGAGGAGAAGGCCAAGGCTTACGCTAATAAAAAGCGGAAGCGTGTGATCGCAAAGAATCTGTTCAGGCTACTCAATTTCGGATTTATACTACCGGGACTCTGGGCGATGGGTGGCGCCATGTGGTATCTTATGGCCGGAGATGACAAGGAGCAGAAACAGGAGATACTGGAGGATGCTGCGATCAGAGGTCTGTATGGCACATTGGATGGTGTGACACTCGGCGGAATGATTCCGGATATGATTTTCAACTATTTCCATAAGGATGAACCCTCCAGGCTTCGCGATACGTCGTTATTGCCATTCGAGCAGGAGGCGAGCGGGGCTGTTGATGCTCTGACCGGCAATAATCCGTGGAAGGGGGTACACAAAACCATCAATCTGTTGTCGCAGATGTTTTCGGGCGGCAATCCTCAACTCGTAGAGGACTGGGTAGTGGCCGGCATGGATTTCTTCGGCGCAGACGAGAAGAACGGTGAGGAGTGGGCGTTGCTCGGAATGCGTATCTTTCAGGTGCCGCAGAGTCAGCTTGACATGATATATCTTGATAAGCTGGGGTTGTGGAGCGATGAGGCGCGCAAGGAGCCGCCGGCGAAACTGGCACGGCGCTGGGCGCACTATAAGGCAACCCGGAGCAACATCACGGGCGCGTTGGCGATGAGTGCGGAGAAGTGGGCCGAAGAGGAGGAGAAGCAGCGCAAGCGGTTTAACAAGATGGCGAAGGAGCTTCTGGAGGGTGCTGACAAGAGTGGCTACCGGGAGAAGTTTGAGGCGTATAATGACGAATATATGCGGATCGATGCGGAGTACAAGGATCTGATGTCGAAGCGGAAGCGCGGTGACGTGGATCGTAGCGCGATCTATGATCGTCTGCGAGAGCTGAAATCGACCGACGAATATAAGCGTTATGAACGTTTCGCCAAGCTGAAGGGTGCATACGACAGTTCGGTAGACCGATGGCTTGATGCTGCGACTCCGGAAGCCACGCTGGAGGCTTTGGAGTATCATGAGACGACCAAGCGCCTTCTGGTGGAGATAATGGATAACAAGAATCTTGACAGTGTGATGGAGGCTGCTGCAGAACTGGCCGATATGGAGCGGAGGCAAAAGCGTCGGGATCTCGGCTGGGATGACTGATAAGCAAGCGCGATCATATTTAACGAATTATAGGATCAATAAAATGATATAGAATGGGGAAATTGATGCGAATGAGTCGGGTGGCTCAAAGGGATGCCGACACAGAAGAGATGGACAGCGTGAAGCGTTACAAGCGCTATGGCTGGCGACGAGCTTTTGACGTGCTGATGGAGGCGCAGACATATTGGAACAATATGGATTGCTACCGTCGCGACCGCGAGCGCAACAAGCGTTACACATACGGCGATCAATGGAAGGATGAGATATGTGTTGACGGCTGCCGCATGACTGAGGAGGAGTATATTATGAAGCAGGGGAATGTTCCGCTGAAGAACAATATGATCCGCAGGCTGGTGAGGAATGTGCTCGGTGTTTACCGCAGCCAATCGAAGGAGCCGACATGCTATGCACGTGACCGTGACGAGCAGAAGCTCAGCGAAACTATGACGACGATCCTTCAGTGCAACATGCAGCGCAACCGGATGCAGGAGCTGTATGCCCGCACGATGGAGGAGTTTCTGATCGGCGGCTTTGTAGTTCATCGCAAGCTGTATGGCTGGCGTCATGACAGTCTGGACTGCTGGACGGACTATGTTCAGCCAAACAACTTTTTTATAGACAACTGCATGCGCGATTTTCGCGGCTGGGATGTGTCGTGTCTTGGCGAGGTACATGACATCAGTTTTCAGGAGCTTGCAGGAGAGTTTGCCCAAAGCCCGGAGGATTGGCAGCGTTTGCGGGAGATGTACAAGAACACTCATGACCGTCAGGTGATAGCCAACTATGGTGAGCGGTTTGGTTATTCGCGATTGCAGAATTATGATTTCCTGTTCACGGCCGATCCGACGCGTTGTCGGGTCATCGAGGTGTGGCGCAGAGAGTCGAAGCCACGCTGGCGTTGTCATGACTGGAACAGTGGCGAGATGTACAAGATTGACACCGAGGACTACCACGAACTGGTGGAGATCGAGAATGAGCGTCGATTGCAGGAAGCGTCGGAAATGGGTATGCCTTCGGATGAAGTGCCGCTGATCGAGACCGAATGGTTTATCGACAACTATTGGTATTTCTATTATCTGTCGCCCTGGGGCGATGTGTTGCGCGAGGGCGAAACTCCATACGAGCACAAGAGTCATCCATACGTATTCAAGGCATATCCGTTTATAGATGGCGAGATACACTCTTTCGTAGCGGATGTGATAGACCAGCAGCGTTATACCAACCGCCTGATAATGCTGTATGACTGGATCATGCGTGCGAGTGCGAAGGGATTGTTGCTGTTTCCGGAGGATTGTAAGCCGGAGGGGATGAGCATGGAGGAGATAGCCGATGAGTGGAGTCGCTTCAACGGCATGATATTGTTCAAGGCCAAGCCGGGTGTGCCTGTGCCGCAGCAGGTGGCCAACAATTGCACGAATATAGGCATCTCCGAGTTGCTGAACATACAGTTGAAGTTTTTCGAGGAGATCACCGGTGTGAATGGTGCTCTTCAGGGCAAGCCCGGTTTTTCGGGTCAAAGCGCGGCGTTGTATAACCAACAGACGCAGAACGCCACCACTTCGCTTCTTGATCTGCTGGATTCGTTCTCGCAGTTTGTGAAGGATGCCGCTCTGAAGGATGTGAAGAACATGCAGCAGTTCTATGACGCAAGGCGCAAGTTTGCGATCCACGGTAAGAATGCGTACGTGGAATATGATCCAAAGATAAAAGATATAGAGTTTGATCTGAGCATAATGGAGAGCACGAGTACCCCGGCATATCGCATGATGGCTAATGAGATCTTGTTACAGCTGTATCAGCAGGGGGCTATCAGTGTGGAGATGTTGTTGGAGCATGGTGATTTTCCATTTGGCGATCAGTTGTTGCAGAGTATCAAGGCGCAGCGTGAGCAGCTTGAGCAGGGGCAGCAGCCGGAGGGCATAAGTCCGGAGCTTATGCAGCAGGCGCAGCAGGGTGCAAACATGGCGGCGGTGAATAAGTTGTATGATGCCATGAGGGGATCAGCGGCCGGTGGGTCGGAGTAATCGGAATCATCGGAGGACGAGGAAGGAGAGAGAAGAGAGGAGAGAGGAGAGAAGAGAGAAGAGAGAAGAGAGAAGAGAGAAGAGAGGGGGTGGGGTTATTGGCGGGCGAACCAGCGGAGATATGCTTTGCGTTTTTGGGCGGCCATATCCGGGGGTAGTATGCCGGAGCCGTCGCGATAGGGGGTGTGGTAGAAGCAGTCTGAAATCATATCGGTGACGGTGGCTTTGGGGTTGATGTAGCCTTTTCGTCGAAGAAGGCGGAAGTTGCGTCGGTCGACGACAACGAGTCGTCGTGAGCCGTGTTGTGGCATTACGTAGTGGCGTTCGCCGGTAGTGGCGAATGCTGTGTCGGCTTTGCTGATGGCGAAGTTGAGTCGGAGAGTTGCGAAGATTCTAAGAAAGATGTTCATGAGAAAAAAATTAAAGATTAGTAGTATAGGGGAGGAGAGAGGGAGGAGAGAGGGGAGAGGGAGGCGGCCGGAGTCAGATTGTGGCGACATTGGAGGAGGTGTGATGACGGGTGATGGTGGTGGATGATCGGGGGATGATGCGCGGCGGATCCATGTCGTAGAAGCAGATGTGCAGTCCGATGGCGCGGGTCATAAGTATGTCGTCGTGTTTGCCTTTGATAGCTCCGAAGGAGCCGTTCTGACGCTTTTCATAAGCATTGAATTCATCACAGGCTCTTTCGTCGCGTTCGATCCACATGCGTTCGCGAATACATTTAACAAGTGTGGATATGACCATGGGCTTTGTGGAAACATTTGTATGGAATCCGTATTTGACCGGCGCTCCATCGATAATGGAGTCTTCGGGGCGTGATCGTGCGTATAGATTGGGGTAGACATTGGCGAGCTGATTGAGCACAAAGTGGGACTGATCACCGTCGACTTGTCGGTCTTTATCGTGCGTTTCGAGTGTGTTGGACTCGATAACAAGTAGTGCATTGTCGTACCATGCGGCGATCTGTCCGGCTTTCCATGCGAGTCGGTCGATGTCGATATGGCCATACCATTGTGCCACGACGACGGGGCGTTCGCCGTCGATCATCGGCAATCGGTCGAAAACTACAATGACAGACCAGTCGGCTTTGACGGATCGTCCGCCGATATCTACCATGACAAGGTAACGTCGAAGCACCTTTTCGGCCGGGTCTATTTCAGGCATGTTCCAAATCCAGAGAAGGCCTTGGGAGTCCTCTGTGAATCTGACATTGGAGAATGCTCCCCGTCCTTCGTCGGCATCGGCATATACATCTCCGATATATTGCGGCGGTCGGCAGCTTTTCTTTATTTCCTTGACTTTGGACTTGTCGAACACCCTGGACCCGGAGTGAACAAATGCCTCATCGTCGTCGGTAGGATATTCGGCGGCCATGACCGCGTGTGACTCTTTGCCGGAGCGTTCCTCAACATACCAGTTGATGCCTTCGAGTGTGGCGCCTTGTTCCCACAGCCACCACAGATACCATCCCGGCTCCTCGCGTGAGGATGCCACAGCGTGTGACTGTTTATTCTGTATCAACGAGCGAGCGAACTCCCGACGTTGGTTTTCGTCCTCGAACGGTTTTGAATAGAGGTGGTCGATATCAAACCATGATATAAACAGCGCGTCGAACTGCGATCGGCCGGCTTTGGCCGCGTCGTATTCACGCTGAAAGAAATTGCCCGTTCCGTTGGCTGTAGACTCGAATATGATCATAGTGTATGGCCGAAGCAGAATTCCGGAGCATGCAGATCTGACCACTGAATCGGGCGACTTGAGATCGGTCGGTGACCATAGTCCCACCTCCGAGCAGTGGACGAGTGAATAGTTGTCGCCACGCACTGCATCGGGTGCTTCGTACGAAGCGATAGTGATCTTGCAGTCGCGCTGTGGGATGCGCTTGTAATCGCCGGACTGTCCGACGTTGACCATTTTCGGTTCTCCCGGCGAGTAGGCATCTCCGAGTCGATGCAACAATTGCACAGGATAAGCGTTGAGTGCGCGGTCGAACATGTCCTTAATGGCGAACGACGTCTTTTTGGTCTGCGCGATGATGATAGAATTCAGTCCGGTTTTATGTACGAGCTGCAGCCACATCATATAGAGCTGCGAAGTGGTAGATCCGCCCCATTGGCGAGCCTTAAGCAGAACCAGCCGAATCGGCCGGGATGCGAGTCGCTTTTCTTCGAGCTTGGCAACGAACTTTCGTTGCGGACGCGTAAGGCGGAACAGCACCTCTCCTCCTCCCTCCTTATTCTGAATGTAGACGAATGTAGCCGCCCAGAACGGGAAATCGTGCCGATTTCTCACCCTGACAAATTGGTCGACAACCTGATCGACCGTGCCGGCTGAATATTCAGCACGGAGTGTATCGGTGATGAATGTCCTTATCGATCCGGCCTTAATGATTTTTTTGACAAGTGGCACCGTCAGCATAGTGTCGGGGAGCCATTGTCGCGGAATAGGGAAGTCGGGGATCTCCACCAGCGTACGCTCTCCCACCGAACCCATTCCGGTGACAGGGTTGAAAGGCGCCGCATTGGCCTGAAGCCGTTGACGGTTTTGTTCGATCAGCGCGTTGACAGACGCCTCTATATCAAATTCGGCCATAATGAAACAGTCGCATGATGAGTGAAACGATGACGGCGGTCAGATATGCGTAAAGGTGAATCATGGCGGCCACTGAAGGCAGAGCGAATCCGGCAGCGATAAATGCAGCCATATAAAGATGCCATTTCAGCCTCTGCCTTATCTTGAACGATGTGAATCCGGCAAGCGCGAAGAATATGGCAGATATTCCGAGCACCGGTGTTTGGCCGAGCAATCCGGCCGGAATCGCCGCCGCAATGGCGAATGCCGCTGCAAGATGCCGCGGCGTCAGATCATATCGGAACACAATGGCGTAGAGTCCCCACGCATTGAGCGACGCATGGATAGGCGATGCATGGAAAAACGGGTATGAGAACCGCGTCCACCACGGCGAATTCCCGGCAATACCGACGGCAGCGTTGGCCGGTGTGATTACTGCGAGCAGAATGACGGCGACGCAGATGAGCAGCGTCAGTGCTTTGGACGCCTGTTGTGGCGTCGCGACATACGACGAGATCGACATATCAAAACTTTAACAGTGTCAGGTGTAAGATACCATTGTGGCGCAGGCGACTCTACGACTTTTCGCGCGATAGCGAGCATTGTCAGGTCGGGGTGTTCGGCCTGCAGGCTTATTGCTCTACGGTATATTTCCATGAACATATCACGTGTGGTAGGCCGCATATTGTCGAGTCGATCGCCACGCCTTATCTGTGAGATTACGATGGCTGCCCTCATTGGCGACACCCAAAATCGCGGTGCGGGCGACAGTGCGACAGCCTTGCAGATGTCGGGCAGGTGGATTGATCGTGAAATGGCTATCTGCTTCATATATGCTTTTAGCAGAGCCTTTCGTCGTTCGACGGAAAGTTCGTTGACTGTGCCGTGTGGCTTCATAGCAAAATAGTGAATGGATGCAGGTGTGTGTGTCGAGATACAAAATTACCCAAAAAAGTGTTAGTGTCCACGACGTAAGTAAACAATTAAAACACATTGATTAATACTTAAAAAGATGGCGGCGGCAGAATGTAATATATTTGCGCGATATAAATAAAGACACACTGCAATGGATGCAACCGAAGAGAAGAAAGATGTGGAGATAAAGAAGACCAGACGCCAACAATTTGAGGAGCGCATGCAGACCCGCTATCCTGATATGGATCTGGCCGACGAAGAGGCTTTCTATGGTCGGATCAACGATGACTATGACGATTATGAGAACAAAGTAGGAGAGCTGAACAAAGAGATGGATTCATTCTCCAACCTGTTCACATCGGATCCACGCTCCGCCCGTCTGATGATGGACTGGCGTAACGGCGAGGATGTGGCCGTGGCTCTTGTGAGGATGTATGGCAAGGATATTGCCGACGCCTGCAACGACCCGGAGCGTCAGGAAGAGATGGCAAAGGCCAATCAGGAATACATGGAGATGGCCGCCAAGGAGAAGGATTATGAAGAGCAGTATCAGAAGAATATCGACGCATCTCTCGACGAGATGGTGACTCTGCAGGAAGAGATGGGTCTGACGGATGATCAGCTTGATCAGGCGATGGGCTGGCTGATGTCGATATGCAAGGATGCCATGCTCGGAAAATTCAGTCGCGAAACGGTCATGATGGCTATAAAAGCCCAGTCGTATGACACTGCATTGGCGGATGCCACTCATGAAGCAGAGGTAAGAGGCCGTAATCAAAAGGTAACGGAAACGTTGCGCAAGCCTCGCCGCTCGGATGGCCTGGCTGCTTTAGGCGGCAAGAACTCTTCAGGCCAAAAGCATGATCTTCCCGATTTTGGCGCCCTAAACAATGTCGGCGCGGCCGATATATGGGAGCGTGGCGGTGAAAAGCGAAGGAAGCACAACATCTAATTAAATAATTTTCAAACAAAATGAAGAAAAGTAAATTTCTGAAAGAGGCTTTGCGCCTCATGCTCACGCTGGTGGCAATGGTTGTCGGCGCAGCTTCAGGAGTGATGATGGCTGCGGCCTCTGATCTTCCTGATGCCGGCAAAGTGGCAGGCGGCAATGCTCCGAATCCGACAGAAACCGGCGGCATAGCTACTGAAACGCAGGGTCGCGAGGAGGCTGATGCGAACTACTATGTGCAGGATGTGGATCAGCGCATCATCAAGATTCGTCCGATGGCGACTCCGATTGACCAGATTTCGCGTTATGCAAAAGCATCGTCGTGCGACAGCTTCGAAGTGAAGTATTACTCCGTCGGCACTCGTCCGATCGAGTGTCAGACCAATGCCGAGGTGGCGAAGCAGACCGTCGGCGCATCGATCACTCTGCCGGTGGATGACCCGAACATGTTCACACTTGACGATACGATCCGTGTGGTAGGCGTCAAGGGCGTATATGAAGCAGGCGGCAGCAAGTATGACGAAGGGGACAATGTGCCGGATCTGGTACTGTGCGTGTGTGGCAAAGATCCCACATCGAATATGCCGACCGTCTATGCTGTAAACGGCGAGTGGGATTCGGCCACCAAGCAGGCCATTCTCGTTCCGGCGATAGCGAAAGGCACAACGCTTGTGCGTATGGGCAAAGCCTGCGGCGAGCTGGATGTTCAGACCGGACGCTTCAACAATCTGCCGATGCCCGAGACTCAGTATTGCCAGAACTTCATGATACAGATCGAGCAGTCGACATTTGACAAGCTTGCGAAGAAAGAAGTGGATTGGGGCTTCTCCGATCTGGAGGAGGATGGCATCTATGACATGCGTCTGGCGATGGAGAATACCTATCTGTTCGGTGTGAAGCGTCTGGTGAAGCATGCTGCTAAAAATGGCATGAACACATGGTTTACAGGCGGCATCTGGTATATGGCCGGCAAGGATATCGAGGTGGGAAAATGGAATGAGAAAGATAAGTGCGCCGAGATCACTGACGCCGATCTGGTAGACATCTCCAAAGATCTGTTTGTCGGCACCGGCATCGGTGACAAGCGCAAGGTGCTGCTTTGCGGTTCTGACATGCTGGCCGCCTTCTCCAAGATCAAGAGTGACAAATTCAGACTCAAAGACACTGTTGAGATTTGGAATCTCAAGTTCAAGAGCTGGGAAACCGATTTCGGCGAGATCCTGACGATCCATCACGAACTGTTTGATCTGAACGGCATGTCGGACTGCGGCTTTGCTCTTGACCCGCAGTATCTGTCGAAGCGCACTCATGTAAACTGGGGTCGTTCAGTGCTTGATCTTCAGAAGGCCGGCATACGCCGTACTGACGCTGTGGTGATTCAGGAGGTAAGCTGTCTGTATCTGCGTTATGCTAAAGCTCATGCCCGCCTGAGACTCGCCCAGCCTCCGACCGAAGAGGGCGCAGAAGCAAATCCTTAATGAGGGCACAAGGGGGATAGAGGGAAGCCGGGCTGAAGGTCGAAAGGCCCGAAGCCCGGCTTATCATTAACAGTAAGCATAAGAAAAATGAAATTTGAAGCGAGTACATTAATAAGCGTGGTAGTTACCATGGCCGGTGGCGTCTCGAAGCGCATAGCTTTTTCAGCCCGCAGCACTGGCGGGAGCGTTTATTATACCAATAACGACGCCATAGCTGCAGCGTTGCGGCGTCATTATAAATTCGGCAAACTCTTCAAAGAGGTAAAGGAGGAGCAGGTCATAAAGCCGAAAGCGAAGAAAGCTGAAGAGCCGGAGCGAACCGTATTGAAGTTCGGCGATCTTGAGGAAGCGAAGGATGAAGTGGCGCGCCGTACCGGCATAAGCCGCACCAAACTGAAGACAAAAGAAGCCCTGAAGAGTGCTGCCGAAGCCGCCGGTTATGCGATAGAGATCGAGGATGTAGAAACGATGTAGTGGGAAATGCTGGTTACAAAAGCAGACTTTGTCAAGGCCGTCAGAGTCGCGATGGATATGAACTCGTCGGACAGCACTCTTACGGGTGCTTCAGACTGTGAAACTCTTGAGCTTGATGACATAATCATAGACACGGCTCCTCGCGCCATAAAGGAGGTGGAGATGTCGGTGCCGGTGTGGATGCTTGGCGAGGGAGTGACACTGCGTCCGACCATCATCACAAATGGTGATCCCGGGCTAAATATTCCCGCCGGTGAAGTCGGCCTCTTCGTAAGCAGCGATCAAGGGGGGTGTGCGATAGTCATTAAGAAAGGGGACTTTCTGCGTCTGATAGCCTTGCGGATGCAAGACTGGACGACAACCATATCTGAGGTCGTCGACACGACACATTGGCGCTACAAGCATCAGCGCAGTCGTTGGCAAGGCTTAAGAGCCACCCCTGAACATGGCCTTGTGGTAATAGATTCAGATCCTACGCATGGTCAGTTGCTTCGTGTATTCGGTTCGGAGGGGAAACATGTGGCAGTGTGCAGATATTGCCCCATGCCGAAGTGGGATTCGACTACGTCGCAGATATATATCGGCGACGGATGCTATGACGAATGTGTAGTGCGCACAGCCGCACTGGTGACAGGCATAATAGGAGGTGTGACAGAGGGTGAACAGATAGAGTAGTCATGGATAAAATAATCGGTGGTATAACAACGGATGGCCCGGTGATAGCCGGCGGTGGGGTTCAGGCCGGTGGGGAGAGCCATTTCCGCGGCAATGTGACCATAGACGGCATGTTGTTGGCGACGAGCCTGCGAGTGCCTTGTGTGGGTCTTTACAGTGACTCGGGTGCCCTGCGTGGCGCTGTGCCTTATCCTATAGCGGGGATGTGGGCGTACGTCGGCGGAGGATTTCCCGCCCGGATATGGAGAGCGGAGAATGGCCGATGGGTAGACAGCGGTGTGGATGGCGGAGTGGAAACCCCACTGTACGTTGATACCCTTGAATCGGGCATGGAGGATATGCGCGACAGGGTGGGCGCTCTGGAGTCGAAAAGTGAAGGGATCGCTTTAGCGGTCGAGAATGCTTTGGCCGAATCCTCAACGACACTTGACGCCACGAGAGAGCGCCTTACATTGCTGATCGAGGCCGAATCGTCATCGCGCCAGAACGACATAGCAGCCATAGAGCGCGGCATATCCGATCTGGAGGTCATGATAGAGCGATCTGCTGCGTCGGTCACCGCGTCGGGGCAGTCCGCGATAGAGTCGGCCATTGCCGATCTTTCGGAGCTACTGTTCAGGGAGCGCGATGCAGCATCGGCCGAATCGGAATCTTTACGTCGCGAGATGGATAATCTTACTCAAAGGCTTAAAGATTCGGAGTCGGCCACGACAGCGAAGCTTGAGAGTGTGGCCGCAAGTCAGTCCAGGACAGATGACCGCATAGATCGCGAGATAGCCCGCCTGGAGGGTCAGCTTGAGAACTTGGTGCTGTGGATAGACACCATGCAGCCCAGCGTGGCGCAGACTGTGGCATTGACCGCCTCTCCTGTCTCCGAGGAGCTTGCATGGCAGATAGACAAAGCATCGAAGGACATCAATGCCTTGCGCGATGAGTTGCAGCATGAGCGTGAGACCCGTAGCGTGAGCGATAACAAACTGCTTCGCTGGCTGCGGCATGAAGTATGGGTGAGGCGCTGTCAGTACTGGCGTCTGCTCAAAGTGATAGCCGAATGTTACCGTGCGATATCCGATGCCAATGAAGCCGCCGATCGAGCCAATTCCGCAGCTGACAGAGTAGAGGAAGGGATCGATGCAGCCAAGCAAGCTCTTGAAACGGCTCTCGAAGCCAAAGAACTCTGCGAGTCGGCGGCCGAAGATGCCCGCAAGGCCGGAGAGGACGCACTTAAAACAGCCAATGATGCGGCCGCTGCAGCAATGGATCGGGTAGACAAGTGGGTAGAGCAGAACGACGCCCGCGTGGATGAGGCTATCGAGAAGATGAAGGCACAGAATGACGCCTCGATGCGCGATGTCGCCGAGGCCGCTGACAGAGCGAACGCCGCTGCCGACAGAGCCGAAGCTGCGGCAGAGCGTGCCGAGCGCGCTACTGATGCGTTGGGGATTCCTGAAGAGATGACAGTGACGACTCCCGGCGTGATCACGCTTGGCAATAGAACGGAGAAGCGCATCGAAGCCACCCTCATGCCCGGAGAGACCCACAACGTGCTATGCCTTGTGGACGAAGGGGAGAGTGTGAAAGTGTTGCCTGACGGTAAAGTCATAGCACAGTGCGCCGGTGTAACAAAAGTGCATGTGATACCTCCGCAGAACGTGGGGATCTATCAGACCGTGGAGGTAGTAGTGAAAAATCCTGACATACGCCTTACCGGCGGCCGCTCAATCAGACTGGCCAACGGCAAGGTGAGACTTACATGACAGAGCTATGGCAGAAACGACATTAAACATACCGAGATCAGGCATCATAGAGGCTGTAGACCGGACGGCGAACTATATGGCCGTGCGTGGTCAGGGGAGTGCCGCGGCAGCCGTAGAGAATCCAGCCGCAGTAGAGGAACTGGAGTGGCGTCGTGGCATCAACGACGGGGGTGATCATGCAGAGCTGGAACGCCTACTTGAGAGCAGTGTCGCCGTCATGACCCCATTGCTTCATGGCCGGCACTTCCGCCTTAAAAGCGTATCGACAGATACAGGCAGTGTGATAATAACATATAATCCTCCAAAGTGGGGATTTTCCGAATCGAACTTACGCGATGCTATCAGGGCATATCTGATAGATTCCGTACTGACATCGTGGCTGGAGGTAGTGGCTCCCGCCGAGGCTGTTGCATATTCTCAAAAGCTTGCGGCAGACGCCGCGGCGATCAGGCGAATAGTTCGTAAACCATTAAAACCGGAGTGAGTGATGAGTGACGTAGCTATAACAGTCAGTGTCGGCGATCTGACACGTTGCATAGAGGAGCAGACGTATAATGCGGCCGAGACATCGCCATCGGCAGACGGTAGTGTAAGCGACGACATACAGATGATTTCGGGTGATGCTGACAAACTTTTGTCGGGCTGGCTGAATGACATCTGGGGGAATGTGGTTTTGGCGGCGAGCGAGTATCACAGCCAGAGCAGTGTAAGCTCAACCGCATTGACGATGAAACTGACGATGCCCGGGAACTTTGACACCGGTCTGTCGTCGGCACTGAAGGGGGCTGCTGAGGCATACGTGCGCGAGTCGGTATTGTCGCGATGGTATGAGGCAGTCTCTCCTGAACGGGTGGCGACACACAGCGTGGAGGCATCGTCGGCGATGAGTATGATAGAGCGCTTGATACACACCCGTAAACGTCCGGTGAGAAGATGAGAGGAGGCAGGTGGGCCATAGCGGTAATAGCGGTGGCTATACTGATGGCCGCCTCGTGGAGCATCGGCCGGATGAGCGGCGATCGGAGTGAGCTGCGGGAAACATCGGCGGACACGACAAGGTGGACAGACACGGTAAAAGCTGTGTCGGCTGCGGCTGTGAAAACAGAGGTGGCGGATCGGGTGGTGAAGCGGCTGCCACTGGCGGGCGTAGGGTGCAAGCCGGGGGGATCGGAGCTTTCGGAATCATCGGAGTTGTCAGAAGTATCGAAGCCGCCGGCGGACTCGGTGGATGTGTCGGTAGCGATGGAGCGCAAGGTGTACACTGATTCATCGACGTATCGCGCAGTGATAAGCGGCGCATGGGTGAATCTTGACACCATAGAGGTGTGGAATCGCCACGAGAGCGTGTCGGTGATAAGGAGAGAGTCCGTCCGGGCGAAGCGTTGGAGTGTAGGCGTGGGGGTGGGTTATGGATGGAATGGCCGCGGCTGGTCGCCATACGCGGGTGTAACCGTAAGCTATAAGTTGTGGGAATTTTAATCAAGGTGAAAGATGGGATGTTGCAACAGTCAGAATAATTCGGATCAGAAGCGCAGTGTCAGACTGGAGTTCATACGCACGGAACTGGAAGATGACATAGCCCAGATAGGCTACGTGAGCGGCGATGTGTCGCCGTCGGATGGTGGTGATCATTCGAAGCATCAGAAGCAGGATGTGATCCAGTCGGGCAATCGGGATCGTGTGCTGCGGATGCTATCGTTGGCTCACGGAGAGGTGCTGGAGATGCTTTATGACACGACCAAACGCGAAGTGGACGAAGGGGAGTGGGACAATGAGCTTGACGAGCCGGAGAGCTATGTGGTGGATCTTGAAGTGCCGACGACTTTTTCGAAAACTACGGTGGAGTATCTTCGTCATGCCATACATGAGTATATGATATGCCGTGTGTGGGAGGACTGGATGAGCATAGTGGATCCGGCTCAGATGGAAATATGGGGGGTGAAGTGTCGGCAGGCGAAGGAGGATATAATGAAGTCGATGGCAAAGCGCGGCAAGCGTCTGCGTCTGCGTCTGACGCCGTGGTAAATAGTTGTACATAAAAAATGACGATATGACAAAAGATGATGAAGCAAGAGTGTTGGCCATGCTTGATGCGTTTGAAAACGGCAAGCGGGTGGCGGATCTCGACGAGGTAGACCCCGAGAAGTCGGTGGACGCGATGATTGAGGTGACGGACTCCGACGGTGAGAGCCGCCGGGCAAGTCTTGGGACGTTGCTGCAGGCGACGGATGCCAAGGGGCTGCTTGAGTCCTTGGAAGACCGAGTGGAACCGCTTGAAGCTGACCTGTCAGCAAGGCAGGCAGCGGCTTCGAAAACCTACTTAGCACCAAGGCCTGAAAGATCGATATACTCACTGATGCCAGATGGTACTTATGCGAATATTTCGGTACTCGCACCTGTGGAATGGGGTGAGAGCCGCGTAGATGAATGTGCCACGCTGGATGCTGAGGGTAAATTATGGGAGACATTATGGGGCGGCACATGCAGGATAGACAATGTAGAGAATATCAAGGTCGGTGACTATGTGCTTGCCAACAACACGAGTTATCGCGTGACGGCTCGACCACAGAAAGGGTATCGCAATGGCGATTCAAGCGCATATTATTATTTCGAAGCCGGATCAGTGGGATTCACCAGTTATCCGTGTGGGCGCACGAATGAGTTTATCGTTGTCAGTGCTTTCGACTACCAAAAAAGCGCACAAGGCCGAATCGGGTTAGTTGTTAGGATTCCCGGATTATTTCGTCTTGGTTCGCAACCTTACACACGTGATGTAGGGTTGTGGATGAAGGATGCGAATAGTTTTGTAGTAGTAGGTGGCAGCGACGGCAGGCATGAGCTGGTAAGAGGTCTTTCCAAAGTATTCCATAAGGATCCATTGCCAATATGGGAATCGCCGTATGAGGGATCGTTCCCCGGCGGTTTAGATTCGCCGTGGTTTTACCGTAAGAGCCGTGCGATAGCGTGGGGTGGTGCACCCAATTCGTCGAAAGGCATAGAGGGACAGGAAACATATGAGGTGGTAGAGGGAACGACTGTCGGGTATCCGATGAACGAGGATCACTCCGTCTATGCCTTGTGGCCATGTACGTATCGTCGGCGATATTCGGGCGACGATGCCGTAGAGCCTTGTCGCTACAATCCCATATTGGGAGAGACTACAAAGGGCATCCGTTATATTGAGCTGCCGATAATCCAGACGGGGCGTGATTGTGTGCCGTTCGTCGGCAGGGAGTTTACGCTTGGGGTGGATTATCTTCTACCGGATATGTCTTTCAGCGGTGATATATCGGATCTCTACAAGATATTTCTAACATGTGTGAGTTTCCGTGATGGCCTAATAAACCTTCGCGATGCATTTATAATTGGGCAGGAGGTGAAGTTTGCGGCAGACGACGGTCAGGAGGCCGGAGTATCACTCATTATCGTAGACAAAGATCCTGATCTTTGGGAGCGTATCCATCCGGCTATTGACCATGTATGGTCGGAGAATAATGGGCAGTACCCGGATGACGGGAATCCCATTCACTCGGCCAACGTCAGCGCGTTGGTCAAATATCGCGGTCAGATCCTTGACGGCATAGTAAAACTAACGTTGAGCTACAGCAGTGAGCTGCTATCCGTCGCGCCGTGGGACGGTCTCGGTCTCGATAGAGATAACTGGAGTACTACGAATAACTTGCCGGATTTTGTGGAAGTAATGGGATCCGTGAATATTATGTCGGCCAATCATATCGCACTGTCGCTGATGAAGGATAACACGCAGCCGTTGACAAGTTCGACACGGGTGTTGCCTCAGCCGTCGATAAGACAGATATTACCTGGTAGCAGTCAGGGTACTCCGGACGTTTTATGGGAGTGGATGATAGAACTTTACAACGGTACATTCCGTTGGCCAAACGGTACTGTGGGGAGATTGCATGAACAGGATATATGGTCTTTAAGACCCGGAGATGTGCTTGCTTTACGTGAGGGAACTATGTATACACGTTTTGTTGTGACGATGCCTCCTTATGGTGATGCAGTATACAACAGCGCAGAGCCATGGTTGCCAAATAATCCTCGCGAAATTGTGATCACAGGCACATTTTATACTGATCTCAGCCCATGTACAGCCATTTGTAATGTGGAGATCGGTTTCGGCAGCGAGGATGGCTATGACTGGTTTATATCATACGTGTTCGTGCCGTCGCAGGGCATAGTCCGATATAACGACGGCGGCGACTCTCCTAACTGGAGATGGGAGTGATATGGAATGAAATGGCTTATGCAAATTTATAGATAAGAATTGGTGATGGCGGCAGAAGAGAGTTGGCGCACGGCCTTATCGTCGGCGGGTGCATGCGTAGGGGCCAGTTTGAGTGGCTTCTACGGACACTTGCAGCCGTGGTTTGTGGCGGCGGCGGTGTTTGTGGCGGTGGACTTGCGGTTTGGCATATTGGCTGCTCGTGAACGTGGCGAAGAGATACGCCTTTCGCGTGCGATACGCCGGACGGTCAACAAGGCTTTGGACTATCTGTGCTGGGTGACTGTGGCCGAGGTGCTCTCTCGGACATTCGGTGTGACATTGGGTTACCCTATGGTGTCGGTGGGTGTGCTGATGATGGTGTATGGTATCGAGCTGAATTCTCTGGCTAACAATTGGCTGACATATAAGCGCATAAAGGGGCGCTTTGATATATGGAAGCTTATACGTGGAAGAGGGGAGGAGGAGAGGAGATGAAGTAGGCGGAGGGGGGATCATTGGAGGCCGATGGGGAGTCAAGGGGTGATGTTTTAATAAGTACAATATAGTTAATTGATATGAAGTATTTTAGTTTTCAGGAATTTGAGCGGAGTGAGACCGCTTACAGACATGGGATAGACAATACTCTTCCCGACAAATTAAAAGGGAATGTGGCGGCACTTGTAGACAAGGTGCTCGATCCTCTGCGTGAGGCGTGGGGGAAGCCGATCACGGTAACGAGCGGCTACCGATGCGCGGCGCTCAACAAGGCGGTGGGAGGCAGTGGGACAAGCCACCATTGCAAAGGCATGGCTGCTGATATATCGACGGGGAACAAGGTGGAGAACCGTAGACTGTTCCAGCTGATAATCGATCTGGGGCTTCCGTTCACCCAATTAATCGACGAGAAGAATTTCTCATGGGTGCATGTGAGCCTTGATCAATCGGATGTGAAGCGGCAGGTGCTGAGGCTGTAGTCTGTCAGATATTATTGTGGAGAAGTAAAGCTACCAAAAAGTACATGATGTTACAATGATGTTAAAAATACATGAACTTCTTACAAATCATGTGTGTTTATCTGAAAAAGGTATTACCTTTGCAACACTACACTATGAATCGCTATTCTTTCTTGAATAGCTTAAGCCACTTTTTAGTGGCTTCTTTTATTTTGTTCAGTATGGAAAGGGTTACTTTTTACATAGATGGATTTAATTTCAATGATTCGGTAAAATTTGAGGTTGTTCAGCCTTGGTTAAGCCGCTAACTGAGCCAACCGAT